CCGGGAGCAGTCGGTCGTACTGTCGGTTGGCGCGGAACGTGGAGCCCAGCGAGGCCGTCTCCTGCGAGATGATGCCCATCGTCAACCTGTACTCGGCGTATATGTTCTCGTTGCGCTTTCCGCCCCAGTTCTTGACCTCCTCGTCCAGGACGTGCCGCTCCACCGCGCCGAGCCGCTTGAGCGACCACCCGGTCTCCCTGAGCATGGTCTCGCGGTCCCACATCAGGGCCAGTCCCATCCTGTAGCGGACCGCGTCGCGCTGCAACTGGTTGTATTTCCTGAACTCCGGGGTGTCCGGCAGCCCCTCCCTGACCAGCTTCATCGCCTCTTGCCTTGGCCCGGTCAGCTCGGCGAGCTCGTGCCTCAGCGCGACCTGGTCCTCGTCTTCATTCGACATGTCAACCTCCCTGAAGCTTCATGTTACCACAAGCGTCACATCTGTGTGGTTTTTTGGTCAACATGGATGTTAGCCTGAGGTATGCGGTTGTCTGACGAGCAAGCACTGATAGACAAGCAGCTCGACATGGTGATGTGCCAAGGGGCGGACGTTCAGCGCCGGCTCGTGCTGGAGGACAGGCGCCTCGACGTGTTCTGCCGCATCATCGGCTTCGAGGTCACCCCCTTCCACATGGGGCTGATAAAGATCCTGGACAGGGCGAGGCGCAAGGGGCGTTGGTGGCGACTCTGGCTCGCCCCCCGAGGCTTCGGCAAGAGCACTGTCCTGACCATCGCGGACTGCATGATGCAGGCCGAGCTGGACCCCAACATCCGGATCATGATCGGGAGCCGCACGAAGGACCAGGCCGCCGGCATCCTGGAGGGCATCAAGGGGCGTTACAAGGTCGACCGGTACCGCGAGCTGTTCGGGGACAAGTGCGAGCGAGCGCCGGCGTGGGGGGAGCGGCGGGTCACCATAAACACCCGACAGGTAGACTACCCCGAGCCCACGTTCTACGCCGCCGGCGCCGACGGGGCCGTCGCGTCCAAGCACTTCGACATGATCAAGGCCGACGACCTCATGGACGAGCGCAACGCCCGCACCGAGGGTGAGCGGGAGAAGATCCACACGTTCGTGTACAAGACGATGGTCCCCACCCTGATGATCGTGCGCGAGAACGGCCAGCCCGGGGAGTTCGACGCCATAGGGACGAGGTACCACCCCCACGACATCTACAACCACTTCGAGACCAAGGACCCCAACTTCAAGTCGGCGGTGTTCCTGTGCCCCGCCCTGATAGACCCCAGCACCGGTCAGGCAGACCCCCAGGGGATCAGCACGTGCGAGCGCTTCGCCCCGACCGAGAAGTTGAAGAACAGGCGCGCCGCCATGGGATCGGCCCACTTCGACTCCCAGATGCAGCAGAGCACGAAGCGGATGCAGGGAGACATCTTCAAGGAGGAGTATTTCCGCCACTACGACGACGATCCCCACGAGCTGGTGGAGCGACTCAGCCTGAAGGTGTGGTCGGCCTGCGACCTCGCGATCGGCGAGGACACGAAGGGGGACGAGTACGCGGACTACGTGATCGGGATAGACAACGAGGGGCGCTGGCCCAAGATCTACCTCTTGGACTGCTTCCACGGGCACGTCCCGTACACCCGTCAGATAGCCAGGACCGCCCAGATATTCGCGGCTTGGAGCCCGATGCGGCACGGGATCGAGGCCAACGCGTTCCAGAAGTCAAGGCTGGGCTCGGTGTACCGCGAGCTGGGCCCGGAGATAGGGGACCGCTGCAGGCCCATCATGACCCACAAGGACAAGGTGACGCGGGCGTGGCAGCTCTCGGCGATGTACGAGAACGGCAGGATCCTCCACCGCCGGACATTGGAGTCCGACCTTGAGGACCAGCTCGTAGAGTTTCCCCGCGGCAAGTATGATGATATGATGGACGCGCTGGACCTTGCGATCCGGCTTGGCACCGTGGTGGGCGCCAGGAAGCGCCGGAGGGAGCGGGTCGGGGTCATAGGCCCCAAGCGTAAGGCCCGCGCGCTGATCTAAAGGGGCGAATAAATGTCACTAACAACGAAGAAGAAGAGTCACCTGGCCGACCTGTCCCGAAACGCCGACAAGCTGGACGCCGCCAAGTTCAACGACATGATGGCGCTGCAGCGCAAGGCCAACGAGGGCAAGGACTTCGTCCGCGTGAGAAGGCTGGAGATGAGGCCGGGCGAGGAGGTCTGGGACTTCGTGGGGGCGATGGTCACCGCGATCCAGACCAACCGCGTCGTGCTGGCCAACGGCAGCCTGGACGCCCGCCTGGTCGGGATCTATGACGACCACGTGATCGTGCAGGACGGCAACACGGGCAGGATGTACAAGTCGACGTTCAGCCGAACCTCCGACGGAGAGTTCGCGTTCAGCGAACCAGTCGAGGTCCGCATGGAGTACGTGGAGTGCGCCTGCAGCGACGGGGTGGAGAAGCGGGCGGCCGACGTCGTGGTGGAGGTCCCTAGGGGCGGCGATCGCAAGTGGGGGTTCCTGCCCCCGACGTTGAGGAGGTAACCGATGGGCGTCGAGAACCTTTCAGAGATCACCTACGCGCCGCACTTCACGCTGCACCGCACCGTGCAGAACAACGACTCGGCGCTCCCCGCGACCAAGCGCGGCGGCCTCAACCTGGCCGACTTCGACGAGGTCGTGGTGATTGCCAGCTTTCACAACAGCGCCACCGCCGCGGACGTGACCCCGTACTTCTGGAGCGACGCCAAGGGGGCGTTCGTGACCGACAACACCCCGGTGACGGTGACCTTCAGCGGCGACGGGCTGTACAAGTACGCGGTGAACCGGCATGGGTCGGTGTTCTTCCGCGTCGAGAGCATCGTGGGCGGCGCGGTCGACACCGACCGCGTCAAGATGGAGATCGCGGGCCTGCCGATGTACCACGAGATCGGCTAGCAATGGGAGGCTGACATGGCCGCCGAGCTGCACACGGAGATAAGCTACTCGCCCACCTACCACCTCAACCGGGTGGTCCAGAACGACGAGGCGCTGCCTGGAGACCTGCCCACCTACAAGGGGGCTGGGATCAACATGGGAGAGTTCAACCGCGTGGCCGTCGTGGCCACGTTCTACAACTCGGCCACCGCCGCGGACGTCACCCCGTACTTCTGGAGCGACGAGGCCGGGGCCTTCGTGGCCGACAACACCCCGGCGACCGTCACGTACAGCGGCGACGGGCTCGAGGTCCACGAGGTGTACAGGCACCCGTCGGTGTACTTCAGGGTGGACAACATCGTCGGAGGGGCGATCAACACCGATCGGGTCAAGCTCGAGGTCTCAGGGCTGCCGAGCTTCCACAGGGTGGGATGATGTCAGACAAGCAGCGGCTCGGAGCCGTCGTGGATCTCCAGCGGGATCATTCAGACAACCCGACCCCCGGCGAGATCCAGAAGCGAAACAAGCGCGCGATCAGGGCCGCGATCCTGGGCATGTCAGACGTGCGCAAGCAGCGCGCGGCGGCCTCTGGCGACGGGGCGTCAGCCGGGGAGTCCAAGAGCATCCCGGTAGACCCGTTCATCCGCATGGCCTGCGAGGGCAAGGTGGTCGAGCCTCCCTACGACATGCTGACGCTCGCCATGCTGGTCGAGAACAGCTCCGAGGTGGGGCCCGCGATCGACGCCATGGCGGTCAACGTCGAGCTGTTCGGGTGGAAGCTGGAGCCGCGGATCCCGATCGACGAGGACACAGATCCCGCCATACTTCAGATCCTCGCCGAGGAGAGGGCAGTCGCTGAGAACTTCTTCGAGACCGCCTACCCTGGCGGGAGCTTCGAGGAGCTGCGGGAGCGGATGCGCCGCGACCTCGAGGCCACCGGCAACCGGTACGTCGAGTTCGTCGAGGTGCCGACGACCGGGGAGCTCGACGGGCTCAACCACCTGCCGGCTTGGACGATGCGCATGACCCCGCCCGACGACGAGCCGACCCAGTGCGAGGAGCTGAGGGTCAAGAAGCACGTCAGGGTGGTCGAGGTTCCGACGGACGACGAGCCAGAGATCTCAAGCGACGGCGCCGACCTCCAGATGGTCCGCAAGCAGGCCGTGGTCGAGGAGGTGGCGTACACCCTCGAGACCCAGCTCAGGTACAAGCGTTTTCGGAGATACGTGCAGCGGCGCGGCGACAAGGCGGTGTGGTTCAAGGAGCTCGGGGATCCCAGGTTGATAAGCTGCCTCGACGGCGAGCCCGTCAGCGAGGAGAAGCTGCTCGAGGCCGACCCTGACGGAAAGGTCAAGCACCGGTTCACGATGGGGCCTGGCGGAGACCTCGTGGTCAAGGAGGGGGTGGTCGGGTTTCCGGTGGCGCACGCCGCCAACCCTGTGCACCACCAGTGCCTGTACTCGACGCGCAGCCCGTACGGACTCCCGCGGTACATCGGCCACCTGTTCGCGATATTCGGAAGCAGGGCGGCCGACGAGATCAACTACACCACGTTCAAGAACAACAACATCCCGTCGATGGTGGTGACGGTGGCCAACGGGATGCTGACCGACGAGAGCGTGAGCAGGATCAGCGAGTTCGTCGAGACCTCCATAGCGAGCGACGACAACTACAGCAAGTTCCTTCTTCTGGAGGCCGAGCCGACTTCCGAGGGCCTGAAGGATCCAGGGACTATGCGCATCGAGGTCAAGCCTCTGACCAACGAGCAGCACACCGACGCGCTGTTCGTGAACTACACCACGAACAACGATGAACGGGTGCGCCGCGCGTGGCGATTCCCCCCGATATTCGTGGGCAAGTCGGACGACTTCACCGGCAAGACGATCGAGGCGAGCCGCAAGTTGGGAGACGAGCAGGTGTTCGGCCCGGAACGAGGCCGCGTGAACCGGTTCTTCACCAGGGAGGTTCTGCTTCGGCTGGGGATAGTCTGGTCCACTTTCAAGCTGCTCAGCCCGAACGTGACCGAGAACGAGGATCTCATCAAGGCCATGACCATGGCCGAGAAGACCGGAGGCATGACGCCTCGCATCAGCCGCAAGATGCTCGGCCTGGTGACCAACCAGGACCTCGGGGAGGTCGACGCGGACGTGATAGACCCCGACAAGCCCTTCACCCTGACCCTGACCGAGGTCATGAAGGACAAATCCCCCAGTGTGGACGGATCCGAGCCGAGTTCGCAGGGCAGGACCGGAACGAGGACCCCCAGCGCCGGCCGGGACAGGGACATGGAGCCGGCCAACTTCTCCGCCGACGTGGACAGCTTCAGGCAGCAGCTGAGGGCTGAGGCCGCGCGCAGGTTCGGAGGGTTCGTGCCTCCAACGCTCGAAGACGACGAAGAGAACTAGATGCAATCCGCTTGCCAGTGCGGATCCTGCCTCGCCCTGCACGAGCTGACCGACGAGGAGTTCGTGGTGCTCGCCGACATGGTCGGCGCCGAGGTGGGCGAGGAGATCCTGAAGCAGTCCCAGCGAGAGGAGGCGGTCGCAAAGCGGCTGGCCCGAGAGCTCGACGACACATATCTCGACGACTTGCTCCCGGCAATAGACGCCGAGGTGTCCCAGATCGAGGGCGAGTTCGACCCAGATCGAATATCTGAGCTGACGACCAGCATCGGCGGGCGCTTGGCGAACCCCAAGGATCTCGGCATGGGCGAGACCGCGGCGGCTGCGGCGGGAGCCGTCATGCTGCTGTCTAGGCGGGGGACCCGGACGAAGCTGAGGGCGGCCGGCAGGAGCATCCGGTCGGTCCCGGCGTCTCTGACCCCGGCAGACGCAGCGACGGCGGGAAAGCTGGGCAGGGTGCAGACGTTCTGGATCGGAGACTACTGGTCCCGTCACCTCTCGGCGAGGATAGACGCCACCGTCAGGCGCGAGGCCCTGCAGCGAGGCCTGGGACGCCAGGAAGTGGGCAGGATCCTTAGAGGTTTGGTGTCGGGCGAGTTCCCAGGCGCCAGCGTTCCAGGCACTTTCGCCGGCTCGACATCCCAGTACTTCACCGTGGTGGCCGGGACCGTCAGGCCCCACGCCTCCAGCTTCGGGGCGATACACGCCATGGCCGACGCCGAGGTGGAACGCTACGAGTTCTTTGCCGTAATGGACGAGCGGACCTCCGAGATCTGCCGCTACATGCACGGCAAGACCTTCACCGTCAGGTCCGCCAGGTCCCTCGAGGACAGGATGCTGCGCACCGAGGATCCCGACGAGTTCAAGCGGGTCGCCGGGTGGAGATCCTTGTCGGATGTTCAGCGGATAGGCGGGGGCGGAGAGGACGCACTGGCCGCGGCCGGGATCCAACTTCCTCCCCTGCACGGCCTGTGCAGGTCGATCGTCCTCCCGGTCTGAAATTTTCAGAAAAACACTCCCGTACTTCTGAAGCATAATTAAGCATAATTATGCGTCATCACTAAAGAATCTTTGAGTTTGGTTTTTCGAACCCTCTCGGGGTACGATCGTACTCACAGGGGGTGCGACCATGGCGATGGAGCTCGTGGGTTGGTTCAGCGCGATCTGCTTCGCGGTGTGCGCGCTGCCGCAAGCGATCAAGTGTTGGCGCACGAAGCGCGCGGACGATCTCAGCGTCAGCTTCCTCGTGCTGTGGTTCCTCGGAGAGGGCGCGGGCCTTGTCTACATGTGGCCCAAGGCGATCTGGCCGGTGATCTTCAACTACACGGCGAACCTCACGCTCATCGGCGTGATCATGGCGTACAAGTTCAAACCAAGGAGGGGAGCATGAGCAGGGCCCTGGACTCGTTTCACGGGTTGAAGAACCTCGGCAACGGGATCTTCTGGATAGGATGGACAAGCCACTACGACATGGCGATGAGCATGCTCAGGGTGCAGGAGCACTACGAGTCGGTCGGTGACGAGTTCAGGGGCAAGATCTTCAGCCTGGTCTCGTACATGCGGTGGTACTCCCACAAGTTCGGCGAGGGCGCGTTCACCTACCCTGACGACTTCTGCGGCTACAACTACCCTGGGAGAGAGATCTTGTCCCTGCTCCGCGACAGGCGCGATGAGATCCCTGACTGGAACGAGTACGACGAGTCGATGCTGGCCATCGCCGAGTTCGTGGAGAAGCTCGCCGGCACCGACGACTTCTACCTCATCTCCACCGTGAGGGACGACGAGGCCACGTTCAAGCACGAGTACGCCCACGCGATGTACGGGCAGCTCCCCTCGTTCAAGGAGGCGCAGGACGCGCTGGTGCTGGGGCTCCCAGACGAGACGGTGAACCGGATGAAGGTCAACCTGATACAGAAGGGGTACGCCGACGGGGTTCACCTCGACGAGATACAGGCCACGCTTTCCACGGAGGACGAGGAGGACCTGATCGAGGGGGTGCCCAACGTCAGGGCGATCAGGAAGGCCCAGGTGGGGCTGAGGTCCAACCTGGAGGTGGCCCTGTCCAGGATCCGGCACCTGTTCCCTCCTCGCGTTTGACATCGCTCATTTTATGGTAACGATCCGCTCAACATGATGTATCGTGGTCCTGTGTAGGTCCGCCCCGAAGGGGGATGCTCGTGCCTGGGAACAAGAGGGTCTGGTCCCGCCGGACCCGAGAGAAGTTGGAGAGGGAGCGCCGGGAACGGGAGAGGCACCGGAGGTCGGACGAGCAGCAGGCTCGGATCGACGAGCACCTGAGGGAGGCCGAGGCGAAGAGGGCCGAGGCGGCAGATGAGCGGTTCAGGCGGCTGATGGAGATCGCCAAGAACCTGAGACCCCTCGACGAGGTTGATCTTTGAGCGACGTCGCCAAGCAGACCGAGATCCAGACCCTGATCCTGTCGAAGGAGCGCTTCGAGACCCGCGAGGAAGCGACCAGGTGGGTGCGCGATCACGACTTCAGGGTCAAGCAGGGCGCCCCCGACGAGACCGAGGACTCTTGGAGATATCGTCAGCGAGAGCCTTCCGAGTTTCAAGCAGGAAGCTTTCGCACAATCACCCTGACTGAAGGCGTGAAGGCGGTCATCGGCAGGCCAAAGGAGGAGCGGCGCATGAGCAAGATCGAGTTCCCCGTCACCTTGTCAGTCAGTGTTGGTCTCCCGTCGGAAGTAGATTCTATTCCAATCATGATCGACGCATCCACGATCCCGGACGTTGAGGTTGCCAAGGTGGGCGAGCTGTTCCCGATTCGCAAACAAGAAGCGGATCCTGCAACCGACGACGTCCGCATGATCGGCATAGTGAGCAAGCCAGAAGTTCCAGACAGTGAGGGCAGCGTGATCTCCGCACAAGAGATCCGACAAGCCAACGATCTGTTTATGCGAGAGTTCGGAACCATCGGCTTCATGCACCAGAAGGCGATCACCGACAAGGTCAGGATCATCCAAAACGTCATAGCCCCGGTCGACTTCGCGTTCCCGCTGCCTGGCGGCGGCGTCAAGAAGATCTCCGAGGGGACGTGGTACCAGGAACTCTGGACCGACGATCCCGAGCTGGTCGGAAAGATCCGCAAAGGAGAGATCACCGGGCTGAGCATCGGTGGCTACGCGAAAAAAGTACCTGTGAAGTGAAGAGATGATCAGCGGCTCAAATAGTCAGATGCAGCTTTCAGGAGTTTCGGGTTGTCTAGGAACATCCCCAAACCACTGTTGCATCGGGGACATAGCACGCCTCGAAACTCTCCGGTCTTGTGATCGTGATCGACGTGCTTTCTCATCCCATTTATTGAGTCCCCGCAGATCTCACACCGAGTTGAGAAGTGCACGAGCCACGCTTGCTCCTTGCTCATCCCATACTTGGAAGCTCGAGCAGCTACCAAGCGCTTGTCTCTGTTTTTCCAATAGTACTCCTTGTTTCGGGCACGAGCACGTTCAGAGCGTTCCTCGTCAGACAGGTTTGGAGTTGAGCGAACATACCTACTCCGACAGTATTCGTTGTGGCACGCCTTGCAGTACGAACTCAAGCCGTCACCAGACTTGGTTCGGCGGTAAAACGAGTCAAATGGTTTTTCATCACCACATCGGGTGCAACGTTTCATCGGTTTCATATTGTGTACCTTATCACGGTTTCACTGTTCAGCACAATGTGGAACGGGGCAGAAAGTGGAACGGAGACTGCAATGAGTAATAAGAACGTGATCAAGGCGGAGGGAGACCCCGTCACCGAGCGCCTGGTGGACCTCCGCGTCGAGGAGGTGTCGCTGGTCGACGCCGCCGCCAACGAGGAGAGGTGGGTGATCGTGAAGAGAAAACCGGCGGACGCCGAAACCCAGGAGGACGAGATGAAGACTGAAGAGAATGTCCAGGTCGAGGAAGTGGCCGCCGAGGATCAGGTGGTCCAGAAATCCGAGGACGAGACCCAAGCCGAGGAGGCCCAGGTAGAGAAGTCGGAAGAGGCCACCGAGGTGGAGGCCACCGAGGAGGCTTCGGAAGAGGTGGCTGAGACTTCAGAAGAGGCAACCGAGGAGACCACCGAGGAGCAGGCAGAGGAGACTGAGGAGAAGCAGGCAGAGGAGCCTGTTCAAAAGTCTGATGACAGACTGGACGAGGTCCTGAAGGCGCTGGCCACCGTGTCGGAGCGGCTCGAGACCGTGGAGAAGCAGCTCGGAGAGCAGGCCCAGAAGGTGGAAAAGGCAGTGACCGTGCGCGCCGTCGCGAAGGGCGACAGCGTCCCGTCCGGCACCGAGAAGGTCGAGAAGTCTGAGGAGAATAAGAGCCTGTGGGCCGGAACGTCGGTGCACAAGATGGTCTCGAACCGCAAGAAGTAGGCAACCCGGCGCAGGTGCGCCATAAACCAGAGTCACAGGAGGCTCAAGATGACGAACCAAGAACTCATCCAGAAGGCAGTGATCACGACTGCTGACCTGGCCGCCGCCGGGAAGCTGAACCCCGTGCAAGCGGACAGGTTCATCGACTTCGTGATCGACGTTACGGAACTCGCGGGCAGCGTTCGCGTCGTCCGGTTCCGCAACGAGGACATGAACATCGACAAGATCGGCGTCGGGCAGCGGGTGACCGTTCCCAAGGCCGAGGCAGTCGACCCGGGTAGGCGCTACGGCGTGGCGACCTCCAAGGTCACCTTGACCCCGAAAGAGGTCATGACCCCCTTCGAGATCTCAGACAACTTCGCGGAGCACTCGATCGAGGGTGAGATGGTCGAGGACACCGTGGTGCGCCTCATGGCGACCCAGATGGCCAACGACGTCGAGGAGCTGATGATCAACGGCGACGCCCTTGGTCACGCCAAGCTCGAGAGCGACCTAGTGGACGGCGGTTCCAGCTCGCAGGTGATCAAGGACTCGTTCCTGGCACTGTTCGACGGCTGGCTCCGACTGGCCGACAGCGGGAACAGCTACGACGCGGCCGGCGCGAACCTGAGCACCGCGGTGTTCAGCGGCATGATCAAGGCCATGCCCGTGAAGTTCCGCCGAACCCGCCGGGATCTTCGCTTCCTCCTGGCCCTTGACCTGGAGCAGAACTGGCGTGAGAAGGTGGCCTCCCGCGCGACAGCGCAGGGCGACCGCTCCCTCGTCAGCGCCGACACGGTGCCCGTGTTCGGCGTGCCCCTGGTGCCCGTGCCCCTGCTGGAGGCCGAGCCGATCGTGGTCGAGCACATCGCACTTCCGGCCGCCGGGAGCGCCGCCTCGCTGCGGTACGCCCCGATCAGCGCGACCGGCGCGGTGTACGTGACCCTGCAGACGCTGGCCAACAACCCGGTGACCCCGTACGTCGAGACGACCGACTACGTGCTTGACCGCACGGCCGGCACGATCGAGGCGGCGGGCGGCGGCGCCCTGGCCGCTGGCGCGAACATCAAGGTGACGTACTACAGCAAGGCCCAGGTTCTCCTCGCCAACTACAGCAACCTAGTGTTGGCGATCGGTCGGGACATCCGGATCGAGAGCGACCGCGACATCTACAAGTCGGTCAACCAGTTCGCCATCACCACGAAGGTGGACGTGGAGATCGAGGAAGTGACCGCGGTCGTGAAGGGGATCAACATCGGCATCGGGTAGTCCGCAGCTCGCTGAGTAAGTAGGACGAGGCCCCCCCGCGCGAGCGGGGGGGAGCAGTCCGGAAGGAGGCCATGATGGCAAGCAAGCGAGCAGAGAAGGACGGACCCGTCAAGAAGCCGGCGCGGCGCAAGAAGGCCGCCGCCAAGGTGGAGCCCAAGGTCAACCTCGAGTACGGCCTGAAGGAGCTGGAGGAGGACGTCGAGGTGAAGGAACCGGATGCCGTGTCGGCCCCGGCGCTTGAGCCCGAGCCTGTCGCTCCGGATCCCGAGCCCGCCGAGGAGGAGGAGTCGTCACCGTACCTCGATGCCCCGGTGGTCTTCGAGCTGGTGCTGGGCGACACCTACAAGTGCGGCAACAGCGGCGTGCTGTTCAGGCGGGGACGCCCCCAACCCGTGATCGACCGAGAGCTGGCCAAGCGTTGCGAGGCTAACTCCCGGTTCAAGAAGGTGTAACCGGAGGTGCCCGAATGAACAAGATCGTCGTCACCCTGAGTCGCGGGCCCGCGCTGTCGGTAGACGTCCCGGATGAGTACCGGGTCGGCCGCGGCAAGCTGGCCGTGACCAAGCAGGTCGAGCGTAGCTGCTTCGGGGCTGTCAGGTTGTACCCTGGTCTCCCGA